TGGTGCAGTTAAAAAAACTACAAGTGCAGGGTTAGGACTTGCAGCAGAACTTGTTAGTGGTAGTCAAAATTTAAGTGCATATAGTGATGCTTTGCTTGCAAACACTGAATTGTTAGGCAAAGTTGGTACTGCTATTTCTGGTTTAGTAAAATTTGCTGAAGGAAGTTTAGCTGAATATCAACAACTTTCATCTATTGGTGCTACGTTTGGTACAAGCATTGTTAGTATTAAACAAAGTGCAGCAGCAATGGGTATGGAAGTTAAAGACTTAACAGAATTTTTATATGAAAATCAAAGTGCATTAAGAGGACTTGCTGGCACTACTGAAGATGCATCTCAGGCATTTGTAGGACTTAGCAAAGACTTTTTAGATAGTCCATTGTCAACAAACTTACGTATGATGGGGTATACCGTTAAAGACATTAACGAGTCTTTAGCAAGTTATTTAGAATTAAGTTCGATTAGTAACATTAGAGAACAACAAGCTAATGGAACATTAATGGAACAAGCATATGAATATGCTGTTCAACTTGATGCACTTAGCAAACTAACAGGTAAAAATAGAGCAGAACTAGAACGTGAAATGCGTGAAAGACGTAGATCAGGTACTATGCAGGCTGCACTTAATCTTGTTAACGAAGACTTGCAAGATGAATTTCAAACCAGTTTCCAAACACTAGGCGAGTTTAGTCCATTACTTCAACGTGCAGTTGATGACATGGTAAAATACGGTGGTGTTGTTAGTGAAGAAGGTTTACAACTTTTAAAAGTTATGCCTGGTATTGAAGATGAATTACAAGCCTACAATGCAGCATTACAAAGCGGAGATCCAGCAGCATTACAACGAGCTCAAGACGAATTATTAGGTGCAGCTATTGATGCAGTAGGCAGCGATGAATTCCAAAGTATTGCACAATTAGGACCTATTGGTAACGAATTAGGTAGAGTAGCAGAAGATATTTTAGGAAGTAGTTATAATTTACGCAGAGGTGTTGAAGCAGAAGCAGGTGCTGCCGAAGGCGGAGCAGCTGACGTACTAAGTAATCTAAACAATGTTATTGCTGCACAACAACAAACACAAATTGCAAGCGACGGTATAATACAAAAAACGGTAGCACTTCAAGAAGAATTGAGAAAGACGGTTATGTATGTTCAAGAAACTGCACTACCGTCGTTAGTTAACATGGCAGATTCTGCTTTAGATAAAGCAGCACAAGCAATGGGAGATGCAAATGCGCTACGTAGACAAGTAGATGATGCAATTAGTAAAGTTCTTACTCCTATGGCAGATGTTACTGAAAACATGAATAATCTGTTTGGTAGTGGTTTATCTGACATGGGATTTTCTACAGATCAAATGGATGTTGAGGCAGATACATTAGCACTTGATCCTGCAGGTATAGCCGCACTTGCTGAAGAATTAGGTGCTACCGTAGATGCTCAACTTGGTGATAATGACATTGCTACAAATGAAAATGTTTTAGGGTCAATTACCAAAGCAACTGAAATGTTAGATGCTGCTCAAGCAGAGTTAGCTGCACTTACTCAAAGACAAAGCGAAGCTATATTAAGTGGACAATTTGATCGTGCAGCAGATTTAAACACTGAAATAACGTCAACACAAGAAAAAGTAGATGCAACTCGTAGAGTTGTTGAAAGTTTAAGTCATATGAATCGCACAGGTAACCTTAGAGGTTTTGATAGCGGAGGTAATATTCCTCCTGGAAGTTTTGGTATTGTAGGCGAAAGAGGCCCAGAAATTGTTACAGGCGGTAATGGTATAACAAGTAGATTAAAAACTATAGATGTTATAAACAAAATGTCAGAAGCAGCACGAGCTATACCTGATAGAGTTCAAGTCGAAGCAAATAATAACGCAAGTAGTATAAGTAATAGTAGTGAAATGATAGCAGAATTAAGAAAAACCAGTGCCGGTATAGAAAAACTTATCAGTTCTATGGGAAAAGCGATTGACATTAACGATCAACAATTGTATACTCAAAAGAGAACTCAAAGAATAACAAAAGGGCTCAATGGAAACTTACTAAAAGGAGTTGCTAGATGACTTGGAAAAAATATTTTACACCAGTACAAACTGGCAATAATCCTACAGGTTCATACAGCCCCTTTTCTCAACGAGCAGGATCAACTGGTATAGGTCCAGCTGCTGCAAATTATAGTTCTCACCTTCCAGACGTTTATGTTGGATCTCCTAATAGAATTGAACGCTATAATCAGTATAACACTATGGATAGCGATAGTGAAGTGAATGCTGCATTAGATATTCTTGCAGAATTTTGCACACAAAAAGATAATGCGAACAAAACACATTTTAGAATTAATTTTAATAAATCTGCTACAAACACTGAAACAAAAATATTAGGACAATATTTAAAACAATGGTGTAAACTAAATGAATTTGAAAAACGCATGTTTAGAATTGTAAGAAATGCGTTTAAGTATGGAGATCAATTTTTTATTAGAGATCCACAAAATAAAAAATGGTTTCATGTAGACCCAAGTCAAGTTACAAAAATTATTGTAAATGAAAGTGAAGGCAAACGTCCTGAGCAGTACGCAATAAAAAACTTAAATTTTGCATTTGATGCACTAGAAGCAACACCTTTAAACACTCAAAATAGTTATGGCCCAGGCGGCAGTGCTCCTGGTTATCAAACTATTGATAAGCAATGGGGAACAGGTGGCAACACTACTCCTTCAGCAGGAACAAGTAGATTCCAGCAAGGTGAAAATGAAATGTTTATTGATGCAGATCATGTAATCCATTTAAGTATGAGTGAAGGTCTTGATCAAAATTACCCATTTGGTAACAGCTTACTAGAAAGTATTTTTAAAGTTTACAAACAAAAAGAATTACTTGAGGATGCGATTATTATCTATCGTGTCCAACGTGCGCCAGAGCGCAGAGTATTCTATGTTGATGTGGGCAATATGCCTCAACACCTTGCTATGCAGTTTGTTGAACGTGTAAAAACAGAAATTCATCAAAGACGTATCCCAAGTAAGACAGGCGGCGGAAAAAATGTTATAGACTCAGCTTATAACCCTCTGTCAATCAACGAAGACTACTTCTTCCCACAAACTGCTGAAGGTCGTGGATCAAAAGTTGAAACACTTCCAGGTGGTACTAACCTAGGAGAGATTGATGACCTTAGATACTTTACTAATAAGTTGGTACGCGGCTTACGTATCCCAAGTTCGTACCTACCAACTGGAGCAGATGATGGTGCTTCACAATATAATGATGGACGTGTGGGAACAGCATACATCCAGGAATTACGTTTTAACAAATATTGTGAACGTCTGCAAAGTTTAATTGAAGAAGTGTTTAACAGAGAATTTAAACTATTTTTAGATTCAAAAGGAATAAACGTTGACTTTAATTTATTTGATTTAGAATTAGTACCTCCGCAAAACTTTGCAGCATATCGTCAAGCAGAACTTGATAATAATAGAATTGGAACATATGGTACAATAAGTGCTATTCCTTATATTTCTAACCGTTTTGCATTAAAAAGATTCCTTGGTATGACTGATGAAGAGATTGCTGAAAATGAACGTCTCTGGCGTGAAGAAAATGATGAAAATCTTCAAGCAGGTGACGCTGACGGCGGTGCTGAAATGAGAAGTGCAGGAATTAGTGGTGCTGATCTAGGAGGAGACTTTGGCGGCATAGAAGACGAAATTCCACTTGATGGTGGCGGAATTGATGCAGGAGAAGGCACACCTCCAGAAACAAATACTGAAACAGACTTAGGTGCAGACGCAGCGGCACCAGAAACAACACAAACTATATAAATACTAACATGATACTAAAAGAACTTTTTTACTTTGATGATAAGACACTAGAGCCAACAGAAGACAATCGCTATGATTCGTCTAACGATGACTCAGTAATTAAACCTTCTGACAGCAGAAAAAGCAAATTAACTTTGAAGGATATTAACAAAGTAAGAAAGGCTAGTGATCAACACAAAATTGAACAAGAAGAAGATTTAAATTTTGTAAAACAAATGTATGGTATTGCTGCGAACACGGAACAAGCAGGTATATAATATTGACAGAGTTTGCTTTTGTGCTTGGAAATGGCACTAGTAGGAAACAAATCCCAATACAAAAACTAAAAGAATTAGGAACGGTATATGGCTGTAATGCTATCTATAGAGAGTGTGCAGTTGACCATTTAATTGCAGTTGACACAAAAATGATACGTGAAATTTATGATAGCGGTTATCATTTAGAAAACAAAGTTTATACTAATCCAAACAAATATACTAAAACTTTAAAAGATATTAATATATTAAATCCAAATAAAGGTTGGAGCAGTGGTCCTACTGCTATGTTTGTTGCTAGTAAAAATAATCACAGAGTAATTGTTATTTTAGGATTTGATTACACAGGACTAGGTGATAAAAATCAAAACGTTAACAACATATATGCAGGTACTTTAAATTACAAAGGTATTAACGAAAAAGCCACTTACTATGGTAATTGGCAAAGACAAACAATGATGTGTGCAAATTTGCATCCAAAGGTTAAATACATTCGAGTAACAGAAAATAAAAAAAGTTATATTCCAGATCTTTTAAAAGATTTACCAAACGTAAAACATATAACTTTGCCCGAATTTGTACAAAAATTCGGAATAAAACCCCTTCCAAACTAAAAACGGCGTGTTTTTACACCTTTTTAAGCGTATATTTTAAATAAAGTGTAAATATAATAGACAGCCTTGTAAAGATATATAAAGGAGATTAACATGACTGATCGCAATAAGTTTGAAGAAATGCTTGAGCGTCTCGTCAATGAAGACAGAGAAGGTGCAGAAGCATTGTTCCACGAAATCGTGGTAGAAAAATCAAGAGATATTTATGAATCACTACTTTCAGAAGAAGAGGAAGAAGTTGATGAAGCAACTGATGAAGAAGTAGACGAATCAGAAGAAGATTTAGATGAATCATCAGATGAAGACCTAGATGAATCAGACGAAGAGCTAGACGAAGATGACGTTGTAGACGAATCTGAGGAAGAAGTCGAAGAAGGAATTTTTGACGAAGCAGACCCTGTAGACGACATGATGGGCGACATTGAAATGCCAGACATGGGCGGCGACATGGACATGGGTGATGAACCAGAAATGGACATGGGCGACGAAGGCGAAGGTGACGTTGAAGATCGCTTAGATGACATTGAAGACATGCTAGACGAATTAAAAGCAGAATTTGATGCAATGATGGCAGGCGAAGAAGGCGACGAAGGCGACGACGAGATGGACATGGGCGGCGACGAAGAAGAAATGCCAATGGACATGGATTCAGAAGAAGGCGACGACGATGAAGACGAAGCCGAAGAAGAGTCGATTGCTTTTGAAGCCGACGAAGTTGAAGAATCAAAAACACAAAAGTCACAAACAGAAATTATGCGTGAGTACACAGATAAAGTCACAGCATCAATGGGTGACAATGGTGCAAATGCAAAATCAGTAGTAGCAAAGCCAAACAACATGGGCGGCACATCAGCAAATATCGCAAAAGGCGGTACAGCAGATGAAAAAGGTACAGCAGGCGGTTTAGCACAACCATCAACAAAAGAAGATAACGCTGGAAACGTAAATGTTCCTGGCGCTAAAGGTGCCACTAAGATGGCATCACAACCTGGCCACGGCGCTGAGAAAAAGGGCAAGCCAGAGCAAGCAGCTAATAAGAAATCATCTATTGGCAGCTAATATAAGGACTGAATGATGAATTTACTAAATGAACATTTGAGTTTCGACCAGGCTAGGATTGTTGTTGAGTCTGCTAACGATGGTAAAGACCTTTATATGAAAGGTATTTGCATTCAAGGCGGAGTACGCAACGCAAATCAGCGTGTTTATCCCGTTAACGAGATTGGCAGGGCTGTCACCACACTCAACGAACAAATTAGTGGTGGCTACTCAGTGTTAGGTGAAGTAGATCATCCTGAAGGACTTAACATTAACTTAGACCGTGTAAGCCATATGATTACAGAAATGTGGATGGATGGTCCAAATGGTTACGGAAAACTTAAAATTTTACCAACTCCAATGGAACAA